GGCCAGTAAGATCGTGGCTGACCGCGTAGTGCCAGTGATACGCCAGGACAAGTTGGATATTGACAGCAAGGTCAGTTATGGTATGGTGCTATTGCCGGCACGTGAGGATGAGGACGAGGACGAGAAATTAGAGCTAACACCGGAAATCGTGAAAGAACTTGGCGGAGCCGACGCATAATGCCTTTTGAATGTGATAAATCCTGCAAGATCCTGAAAGAAATGACGGAAGCATGAACAAAGCTAAAAGCATAGTGTGGCAGCCTCATCCTGGTCCACAGACTAAGGCACTCAAGTCCACAGCATACGAGACACTTTACGGTGGTGCACGTGGTGGAGGTAAAACCGAGGCTGGACTTGGTTGGCTGCTCTACGATCACAAGGATCCTCAATATCGAGCTTTGGTCATCCGGCGTAATGCTGACGATCTGAATGATTGGATAGACCGTGCCAGACGTTTTTATACACCATTTGGTGCGGAAGTGGTAGGCAAGCCGGCAGTGATCCGATTTCCGTCCGGTGCTATTATCAGAACCGGTCACTTGAAGGATGAATCAGCATATACCAAGTATCTCGGCCACGAATATCACAAGATTGTGATTGAAGAATTAACGCTCATACCGACACTGGATGACTATCTAAAACTTATATCGAGCTGCAGATCCACGTCGGATATAAAACCACAAGTATTTGCCACCACCAATCCAGGCGGATCCGGTCACCAATGGGTTAAGGAACGATTCGTAGATCCCAATCTGCCTGGAGAATTATTTCCAGACCTGGAATCAGGACGGACAAGAGTTTTTATACCGGCACGGATATCCGACAATCCAACACTGATGGATTCCGATCCTGAGTATGTGAGGTTCCTGGATGCACTGCCTGACGAGCTGCGGAAAGCGTGGCGAGACGGCGACTGGAATGTCTTTGCTGGACAGTTCTTCAAAATGTGGCGGAATGATATCCACGTGGTAAAGCCGTTTGATGTGCCGGTGGAGTGGTTCAAAATGATCTCAATAGACTGGGGCTGGACTGCACCGTGTGCCGTTGGATGGTACGCCAGGTCGTTTGATGGCGATATAGTTAAGTACCGTGAACTGTATGTTACCGAACGTGAACCGTATGGCCTGGCTCAAGAGATACTGGATCTGTCAAGTAATGATGATGTCTCAATGGCAGTCGGAGATCCGTCTATGTGGATCACTAACCCGATGAGCCGTAGAAACGATAAAGCCTATTCCGACAAGTCAATAGCAAGCCAAATGATATCAGCCGGCATACCACTGCTGAAAGCGAATAACGACCGTATATCCGGATGGACCAGGCTTAGACAAGTCCTGGATTGGCGTGGCGAGACGGCTGACGATGGATCCACTACCGTTACACAACCACCGAGATACCGCATATTCTCGAACTGTCTGAACACTATTAAACTATTGCCGTCAGTCGTACATGATCCCAAGAAACCTGATGATGTGGACAAGAAATGTGAGGACCATATAGCCGACTGCGACCGGTATGCAATGATGCACTTACTGACACTGGAAGAACCAAAGCATAAAAAGACACAGCTCGGAAAAAGAATTGAAAAACTGATGAAGCCGGAACAGTACACCGGCGACTGGATGAGTAACTAAAACGGAGACTATGATATGCCTGTACAACCGAAAATGAACTTTGAAAACAAGAAACTTTATGACCGCGTGGTAAAAATGTTTGACTTTGCCAAGACACACCGTGACGCTATGACATCCAACTGGCGTAATTCGGAAGATCTATTATACGGCAACCACTGGAAACACTCGAAAATGCCGAGATACAAGTCCAAGATAACCTCAAACGCTGTATTTGAGGCCATAGAGACGATTGTACCTATCATAACGGCCAGAGCTCCGAAGCTGGAAGTGCTGCCGAATGATGAGCAATCTATGGAGTATTCAGAAATGTTGGAAAGGCAGTTCGATCGTTATTGGCGTATGTTGAAAATGAACCGCAAGATCCGTGAGGCTTTCCGGAATATGATGTCTTACGGTAACGGATTTATGAAGTCAACGATGGATCCGTACACTGGTGAGATTGCAGTGGATGTGGTGGATGTGTTCACGGCATTTCCTGATCCGTATGCCAGCAGTTTAAGAGAGTGCGAAAAGACATATTTCATTCACGCACCAGTGATGTATGTATCTGATGTTAAGCGGGTATTCGGTGTGGATATAGCACCAGAAGGCAACCTGGACGAGTTCAGATCTCTTCAGTGGAAGGAACAGGTTGAGGCAGCACCAGGCGGTGGTGGAAGTACCATCAAGTCACCAATCGGTGACACTAACAATAGCCGTGTAGAGACACTGGAAGAACAAGGTACTGGCGGATATGCTTATTCCACCGAACAGGCTTTAATCATTGAGTGTTGGTATTATGACGAATCAGTGGAAGAAATACCGGAAACGATCACAATGCCAGATGGATCGGTGGTAGAATCAGAAAGCACTATGTCAATGCCGAAATATCCTGAAGGCAGAGTCACCATTATTGCACGATCAGAAAAGGACAAGATACTGTTTGATGGTCCGAATCCGTATGGAAGACTACCGTTCTTTATGAGCAAGAACTATTCAGAGTCAGGCTCATTTTGGGGTAGATCGGAAGCGAGCCAGGTAGAATCATTGATGAAGGCAGAGAATATGATTATATCACAGATAGTGGATAACATCAGGCTCACCGCTAATCCACAGCGTATAGTATCCAAGTCTTCCGGTATAAGACCGAACGAGCTGAACAACGAGCCTGGTAATGTGGTGTCACCAAACGCACCAGGACTGGTAGCCTGGGAAACACCGCCACCAATGCCGAACTATGTACTGTCGGCACTACAATACCTGGATGCTAAGATTGACAATATGACCGGTGTACAAGACGCATATCGAGGTAAGTCAGCGTCATCAAGTGAATCTGGCAGGCACGCACAGATCTTGAGGATGCAGACCGTAGGCAGGCTGCAACCGAAGATGGAGGAAATTACTGAAATGATACAGGATCTTGCCGAACATTGGGCGTATATCATTACAGAAATGATGGATCAGCCGATCACACAGAGAGTGAAGGATGATGCTGGTCAAATGGGATTTCAGACAACGGATCCCAGTGATATGAGAGCACAAGGTATATCCTCAAACAGTTTCGATTATGAGATAGCCGTAGGATCCACACTACCGCACGATCAACAGGCAGAGTTCCAGGAGACGATGATGTTGGCACAGGCCGGTATGGTACCACCAGAAATGGTGATTGATGCCAGTCAGTTCATCCGAGACAAAGGTAGAGCAAAGGACTTTGTTCGCCAGGCTATGAGCCAAGAACAGGCTGGTGGTGATGGAGCTATGGCCAACCTAACACCGGAAGAACAGCAGATTATGCAAGGAACTGATGAGGACGCTATTAACGAAGTGTTGATGAAGCATCCTGAGATATTGGAGGCTATGAACCAGGCACAACCACAATGATTTTATTTTGTCAAAAAGTTTTAGATAATAACCTGATTATTATGGAAAGTTAAAGAGTGATAGTACGAGAAATAGACAGGAGAGCAATATAATGTCAAACGGTAAAGACAAGAAGAAGTCAAATAGTCCTGGGCCGCATGGAATGTTAAAAGTAACAAGCCAACATAGCGGAGAGGTAAAGGTTAAGAAAAGAAAAAAGAAAAAACATATAAAGTATCAGCATAAAGCAAGCAAATACTCATACAATAAAGACAAGAAAGAACCCGAAGTCAGGCAACTGAAACCAAATGAATTTACACCTCAGCAGCTGCGAGAGATTAAGTATGCACGAGAACGATTAGCGAGAGAAGTAAAAGCAAGACAGGAAGGTAAGCAGGAGTATGGTGCATACGGGAAAAGAGAAAGAGAACCCGAAATACGACCGAAAAAAAGTACGCTCACAAAAGAAACTACGCTTATAGGTAAGGTGAAACCTAAAGAGGAAAAATCAGGTTTCTGGCACCCAAAGGGACACATAGAGAGAGGAAGTGGGCCGTGGGGGTATCTCAAGAAAGGCAGGAAGGAGTATGGTCTTAAGAAAAGAAAGAAAACCGCAAAGAAAAAGAAGACAACAAAAACATTGGCTCGCAGACCAGCTCTTCCACATTGAAACAGCTGAATAGCCTGAAAAAAGAAGACATACAAAAAGATTTTGAAAAAGAGAAGAATCCATGATAGTTAAACAATGCCTAACACAGTGTCCAACGACCAACTGAAAGGAAAAGCATAATGGGTGATAATGATTTACGAAATGTAGAAATACCTGATGAGGAACTGGAGTCTATGGTTATTGAAGACCAACCGAAATCCGAACAGGCTGCAACAGTCGAGGATGGTGAGGCAGAAGCCGCCGCCGAGAACCAGAGTACCGAGACTGATGTAGAGCAGAGTGGCGAAACGTCGGCCAATGTTCAAGAATCTCCGGAAGCGGAGCAATCAACGAGCATAGAACTGGCGGAAGACGAGGAACTGGTGATTACAACACCAGATGGCTGGGAGTACACAGTGGGTGATTTTCTGCAAATGCAGGAAGACCTGGACAATGCTGGTAACTGGCGTAAGTCAAATACCGAAGCTGCACAGGAACTTGCAACGAAGGAAAAAGCTCTAACCAAAGTGTACGGCGACGCAGATTTGATGGATGCTCTCGACGATTACTTCGATGGATCCAACAACAATCCGCTACGCAACATGAAGCCAGAACCGTCTGAAAGTCAGTCTGACACGGTAGTAGAGTTTGCAAACCAGGCACCGGAAAGCTCCGACCTGTTCCAAGTGCAAACTCGTTTAGAGCAACTTGAGCAAAAGGAAATAGACAGAAAGGTCGAACTGGAAGTTTCTCAGCTTGTAAAATCTTATCCTGAACTGGATGATCAAAAGGAATTGAGCAAGGTCATAAAACACGCTTTGGATATCAATGCTAATCTGGAACTGGCTTACCGAGATCTTAATTTCTCGCAAGTAGCCGGTGAACTGAATAGTGTAAAGTCCAAACCGAAGGCCAAGAAAGCGATTCCTACCGCAAGTGGAACAGCGAAAGGTGCTAAAGCTACCGAATATCAGAAAATCGCGTCAGACTATGACGAGGCGGCACAACGTGCTCTGGAAGATTATATAGGAGGATAGTGTATATGGCACTTTCCTATGACCAGATAACAGCCACGACTCGGAAGCATTTTATTCCGAAGCTCGTTGACAATATCTTCACTTCCAATGTTCTAACCCACAGACTGCTCAAAAAGTCTAAGTCCGTATCCGGTGGCGAAAAGATCGTAGAACCTTTGATCTATTCTACCGGCACGACTGGCTTTTACAATGATTATGATGTCCTGGATATCTCGCCGACTGACGAGATTACCGCAGCCGAATATGACTGGAAGTTCGCTTACGCCGCAATTACCATTTCGCGGAAAGAAGAACTCCAGAACTCCGGTCCGGAACAGGTTATCAATCTACTGAAAGCCAAAATGCAGATCGCAGAGAAAAGCCTCAAGGATACGTTTGGTGACGCTGTATTCAGCGAATCCTCAAACACTTCCAGTAAGTTCCGAGGTTTCTACGATCTTATTGAGAACTACAACGGAACAGTGGGTGGAATTAACTCATCAACTTACAGTTGGTGGCAATCACAGCTTGACGGTTGTGGAACTTACTCAGACGACCACACTAATTTTGAGGAAATTGTGGACTCAAGTAAGGATGTTTACCTACCTAAGTTGATGCGGAAGATGTGGAGTGATTGCTCTGAAGATCAGGACAGTCCTACGCTTATTGTCACGACTCCGGTTATCTTTGATGCTTATGATCAATGTTTGTCCGATCAGAAACGGTTTGGAGCTTCAAGCAAGTCTCTTGCTGATGCTGGATTTTTGAACCTGCTCTATCGGAACGTTCCTGTTGTTGCAGATGCTCATTGTCCTGACGGACATATGTATATGCTCAATGAGAATTACCTGCAGTTCAGGCATCATAAAGACGAGTTCTTCCGATTCGAAGGTTTCCAGAAGCCCATAAACCAGAACGTGCGTGTCTCTAAGATATTTTGGGCTGGTGCTTTGACTTGTTCAAACCGCCGGTACCAAGGTGTTATTAATGACTTGCCGACAAGCTACTAATCGAGGTAAATAATGGCTGCATCAGGAATTAAGCAGGTATTTAAGTCTTCATTAACAGCTAACGATTCTTCCGCACAGGAAGAATTGGGTGTTCTGCGTTTCGAGGCTGACGGAAAAGCTTATCGTTATGTTCGAGCTGAGGATCAAGCTATCGCCATTGGTGAGGTTGTTTACCCAGCATCTGCTGATCCCGATGATTGGGAAGTAACAACTGATTACGCCGGTGGATCGGCGACCACCAAAAAAGTCGCGGGTGTAGCTATCGGTACTATTACCGATGCTTACTACGGCTGGGTACAGGTTTCCGGTAACAGTGATATGGTAAGGACTGACGCGGGTGTATCTGCCGCTGATGGTCTCATTGGCCATACTGTTGACGGTGAAGCCAGTACTATGGCAGCCGGCGAAGAACACTTGGTGTTCGGATTCGCTCTTGCTGCTGATACAACGATAGAAAGTCAGGATGCTTGCGTGGCCCAGTTAGTTGGTATGCTCTAAAAGCTGTTCAGCGAAAAGACGGAGGTAATAGCCGTCCATAAGCTGATTTTCGGGTTGAAGGACGGTCTGGCTTGTCTGGATCGTCCGGATACCATTCTTATTAACATACATATTTGGAGGTCAGAAATGACAGGTAACGAAATGTTAGCTACGCTTGGTCTGAGATTAGAAGATCCTACTGAATCTTCTTTTACGTCAGCTGCGAAGCTTGATGCTCTAAACATTGCACAAAAAAGTGTGGTCAACCTAATCCATAATGCCTATTTAGGTGAACTGGAAACTATAGCAAATAACAAGGTGGCCGGAGCTGGTTCTCGGTGGAGTACTTGCACATTTTCAACAGCATTTGGTTCGGCTCTTCCTATTAGGAATGGTATTACTGCTATCTTTGAAGAAACAGGAGATAAGTGGTGTACAATAATTGAACCGGGCGATGTTAAGAGGTTAGAAAATACCTATTTAGCTGGAACTGCGGCAAATCCAGTGGCATTTGTTTTTGATGAAACAATCTATGTTCAGCCAACAACTTGTGTTTTAATTGATGTTTGGTATATAAAATCACCGACAGATATTGCTGCGAATGGTACCGAATGCGAACTAAATGTAGCCTTACATGAAGCGGTGGTTGACTTTGCTGAAAATCAGTTATGGAAGATGGATGCTAAACCAGATCGTGCGGCTCTTGCTTTTCAAAGCGGAACAACACAGATCACAGCGTTGAATGCAAGGTACCCAGCTGAAGCCCCTGGTGGCATAGGCACACAGAATAGGCCTTAACCATGACCTGGTCAGATTTGGAAGATCGTGTTCTGGTAGGTTTTAATCATCAGGACGTATCGAGGTTAACCGTAAAAAAGTATTTGGTTGAAGCACAAGAAGATTTTATTCTCGAAACAGGATGTCTGGAGCGTATAAAATGGCTATATCTCACGGCAAGCACGGAATACGTGGATCTGCCGGTGGACGTTATTGCCATAAATCGTGTAGAGTGGCGAGGCAACAGAATTGAGCCGATAGATATATTCGACGATCATACTCTCCATCAGACTGACACATCCTACCGCACCGGTTCGACGCTGGAGTATTACCAGCAGGCAGACCGTCTCTATCTCCGTCCTGGAACAACTCAGACTGGATGGTTGACGTTGTGGTATGTCTATCGGCCAAACGTTTTAGATACTGACACCACATACAAGAAACTAAGCTATGATACACTTACGGCTCATTTTGTACGCGGTGAAACGGTAGTAGGTGGTACTTCAAGTCATACTGGAGTAGTGGAGTTTGACGACAACGATAAAAAGACAGGCACACTTACACTTTCCAGTGCGGGATCCACTTTCTATAACGATGAAGTTCTTGCTGGTTCGTCAGGCGGTGTGGCTGTAACCAATGGAGTCGCAACCGCTTTCAGCACAGCCGGTGATGATCCAGATATTGACGAGGACTACCGTAAGTATCTGCCTGATTACGCCAGAGCACAGTTATATGAAGATCGTGCTATCTTTGATGTATCCGACAGATTTATCCAGAAATATATTATGAATCGTGAGAATGTTCGCCAGAAATTCGCAGAAAGGTTTAGATCAGGTCCAATGCAGATAAAGGATGTGATGCGATACGGCAGCTATGCGAGCAATTAAATATGGGAAAGATGATAGAAATACCCATATTCGGCGGGCTAAACACTCAATACGATTCTGAGGATATACCACTTGAAGCGTGTGTAGCTACCACAAACTTTGAACTGGACAAACCAGGGCTGATATATAAGCGAGATCCCACCAATCTGGAAGCTACAAAGACATCTCGTAGTTTTACTCAGATTGCCAAGTGGGTGGATCCAGCCAGCGGAAACAGTTATTGGCTGGTCTATTGCAAACAACAGGACAAGATCTACCGCTACGATAGTGACTGGTCTAACGAGGAAGATACCAAAACGCTTGCTGATGTAAGTGATATCAAGATATTAAACTTCGGATCAAGGTTGAGATTTGCCAATGGCTTAGACAAAAAGCCAGGAATATATCAGTATATAGATCGTAACTATTTCTGGAATAGTGCTATAAAGACCTTCACGGATCACGACTACGATGATACAGCACCAGACAATGACGACGCTTCAATGGTTCTTTCCATTGCGGAAGAAACCACATCCGGCGGTACACTGGATAATGCAAATACATATTATTACAAGTTTGTGCCTGTTTTTGATGGCAACCAGGAAGCACCGTTAACGGCTAATTACATCAGCAATCAACCAGCCTCAGCCGGTGATGATACCACACATATTATTACAGCAACGTTTTCCGATGTAAATACAGCATGGAACGAACGGCTGACGGCGTACAAGGTCTATCGTTCTACCGCTTATGGTGGACCGTATTACCATATAGCAACAGTGAGCACACTGGACACCACGGATTCTAACCTTAACTATCAGTCTGGTGCCATATGCGGATACGGACTTTATGATCCCAATAAATCTTGGACTGAGGATGAACATGAGAACAATTATTTGGTAACCAACAGAGAATCCATACAAATAGATGGCAACTATTCAAATATATTAGAGTTTGATTCTGCTCTTTCTGAAACCTACTCGTCAACATGGAATGGGTATTATTCAATTTTTAGTGCCCCGCCAGAAATCGTAGGTTTTGAAGGAGTATGGACAGTTAATTTTGGTACTGCAGATTTATTTAACACGGAACAGGTACATAGCGGTCCTCATTCTTGGAAAATAACAGCGTACGGAGGAAGTAATCCTGCTGTATATAGAACTGTAACTGTTGCTGATAACACGGTATATGAAGTACGAGTATGGGTATATCTTAACAGTGCAATGACAGTAAGACTTAAACTTGATGGGGTGATAAAAGAATCAACAGCTACAACAGGAGAGTGGGTTCAACTTTCCGGACAAGTTACGTGTCCGGTCTCTGATACAGATATAGTAGTAAGAATAGACACGGCAAGTTGCAGTGTGGATGAATATTTTTGGATGTGGGATTTTACTTGTGCTCTTAATGGAACTTTAGAAGAGGAAGGAACCGCAGGATATTATGGATTAAATACAGTCATTGATCGGCAACTTTCTCTTGATCGTGAAGACATACACACCGACTGGCGGGTAATGGTTGGTGGTGATACCTTCGGCAATGCCGATTCTACACTTGTCATTAAAACTGTTGCAAACAATGTAGAGAGGGCTATTAAGGTAGATTCCGATTTTGCCGGTAATTCTCTCGGTGCCACCCAAAAACTGTATCTGTGTAAAAATTATACTTGGCAGTCCACCGCCAACGCTAATGAAGCAGAACTGAAATTTTACGATACCAATCTTTTGGAGGGATCTCGGCATCCGCTTGGTGAGACTAACATCGAGGTTAACTATAAATATGCAGCTTATGTGGGCAGTAGATTGTACGTGGGCAATGTAATGCTGGATCCAGACAGTGAGGCTGAGGAACACAAAGACTGGATAATGTTTTCTGAATCTACCCAGCCGGACGTAATACCTATTGTTAATTACATACAAGTCAAAGATTTACAAGGCGGAGAGATCACTGGTCTGGCTGAAATGTTTGGTGATCTGGTGGTATTTATGGAACGCGGAATATACCGTTTAAGTGTGCCAAGTGATGATCCGTCGAGCTGGTCGTTAGTTGAGGCTAATGAGAATGTAGGTTGCATAGCACCAAATTCTATTGAAATGGTGGAAGGTGCTGTCTTTTTCGCCGGATACGATTATCTGTATATGCTAACACAGAATTTTGAGATATTTCCAGTCACACTTACCATCCGTGATGATTATCAAGGTTATGCCAATCTGGAGAATACCAGGACACTTTACGATACAAAGAAAAAAAGGCTTTTGTGCCGGTTTGGCGATCAACAGAACAGTATATATGCACTGGATCTGATGGCAGCCAGAAACGGTCAGGAAGTATGGAACACACTAAACACAACAGATGTTGAGTTCTTCACCATTGATGAGGATCTGGATATCTATTTTGCGAGTCTCTTTATGGAAACACCGCCAGAAAGAACATATATATTCAAGTTAACCGATAGTTCTGGTGATGAATCTGCCTTTCGAGCCACACGGAAGTCTGGTTGGATACCGGTATCGGATCTGGGCAGAACAAAGATTTTACGCAGGCTAAACGCACGATATACATCGCCAGACGATGATATTACTGTAAAAATATACACAGACGGAAATGGTGATTCTCAAGTCTGGAGTGGTACGCTTCCATCAGGAAGCAAATATGATTCACTGAGAATCGGACAAAGAGCAAGATTTTTTCAGATAGAGCTATTAACGCAAAGTTCTACAAATTACAACGTGGAGATAGATAAACTTGAAATTGAGGTGGATAAATGAGGGATGTAAAGACAGTTCGCAGATCCAAAGTGGGTGTAAAGTCGAAGGAAAAGACCGCGGCCAAAGGATTTCAGATTGTAGAAAAAGAGTTACGAAAGAAATCACCGGTGATAAAGCAGTTTACAAGAGGATTGAAACCGGCAGACTTAAAAGAAAACGAGACGGCAGTTGCTTATGTGTCTGCAAAGACAGAATCACCAGCATTGCCTGCAACCGATGAAGTACGTGAATACATAAAACTGAACGGTAGAATGTTTTACCGAATTTTTGATACGGAGGTAATTTAATTATGGAACCTGCAACAGCTATGATGTTATATGGTGGATATAAAGCCATTAAAGGTCTTGGTCAGGCAGCCGGATGGTGGGGCCAGGCCAAGAAATTGAAGAAATCGCCATACCAGCAACAATATGTGGACTATCTGAAGCGTGTAAAAGAGGAAGGAATGTTCTCACCGAGCACACAAAAAGAAATGCTTTTTAAGACCACACAGCCTTTGCAGGAATATGCCAATAGGTCTAAGGCAGCCATAAGTGGGAACATTGAACGTCAAGGTCTGGAAGGCAGTCTTATCAACCGTTACGCCGGTGGCAACGTGGACAGAGACGTGCTCTACAATGTGGCTAAAACGTCAAGAGATATAGCACTAAAGAATGAAATGAGTAAGCACACTGCACCGAAAGAACTTTACAATGTCGGTAGTGCTGATGAGTTGCGGAAGTATCAGAATAGAGTTGCGTATCAGCAAGCTCGCACAGCAGGCTGGGATGAAGCCGGCAGCGGAATACAAACAGCCATTGGTGCAATGGATACAGGAACCATGTTTAATTCGCCAGACGAACTGCTGAAGTATCTTAGTACAATTAAAGACACAAAAACAGCTAATCTGATTCTGCAAATGGCCGAAAAGTCACATCCAGAATGGTTTGGGGATTAATGATGAGCAACGGAAAAGAAAAAAAACCACTACAAATTTTTAAAGAAAACCTACAAGAAAAAATTGAAGCGGAAGAGGAAGCAAAGAAAGCCAAAGCATACCGCAAGATGATCATACCTGAAGATTCTACTGGAGCTGGTGCGGATACGCTGTATCTGAGTCCTGAACAATACAACAAGTACGTGCTGGAGAAACGCAAACAACCCGAACAACAGTCCGATCACGATGCTGCTATGGATAGCCTAAAACAAAGAGAACAAAAGCTTAAAATAAAAAAACTTGAAGACGCAATATATCCAACAAGCGGAACCAAAGGCTTTGAGGTTGATAGTCTGAATCAAGTATTAAAAGAGCTTAAAATAGAAAAAGATAGGCTTGAATTAGAAAATACCCGATTGGAAAGGACTAAGAAACCAACACACCAGGAAAGAATAGATCACTGGCTCAAAAAGATTGATGAACTACCGGTAATAGCCAAGGATGGGAAGTATTATTTTGTAGATGGCAAGCAAGCCGACCGTCAGCTTTACAAGCGATATTTAGATAGACGACATGAATACGAACGGAACATAAGAAAAATTCATTCGGAAGCTGGTAGTGAGAAATCGGAAGGAAAATTTAAGAGACGTATGAAGGCCACAACCAGGCCAGATGGAGTATATGAATGGACTACACCGGATGGTGCAAAAGGCAAGAGTGTATCAATGGGTAATCAATGGATGATCAACTCAACTTATGCCACTACATCAGACGGTCGAAATGTCTATATGGAAGAACCGCCATGGAATGCGGATATTAATATAAAACACGATTATCGGATTAGGGATCCTAAGACTAAAGATAATAGTAATATACAAGCTATGAACGCTTTCAAGAAAGATATGGAAGCCAAAGGATCTGAAATGAAAAGGCTTGGTATGCACGATTCAGAAATTAAAAAGGAACTAATTAGAATGATTGAGGAAGCTGGTTTATCACTTGAAGATTTGGGTTACTAATGGCAAATGAAAATTCTGCAACACCGAATCTTGACCAGTCATTACCCGATCAAGTAGTATATACACCAACTCTTGATGCACTGTTAACAGGCTATAAAAAGCCTATATTCCCAACAGAACATCCTATGGTTCAAAATCCGGACGGGTCGGAAAGCAATGTAAGATTAGGAACCTTTGAATCTGATGGGAGGCATTACGTAATTCCAACAATGGTTGGAGGTAAACAGCTTTCCAATGAACAGGCTTGGGAAATAGCAGTAAAACAAGGACTCGAGAAATATCCATCCTTCGATACTGCCGAGAAAGCCTTGAAGGCATCCAAAGATTTACACGATCAACAGCCACCGCCACAACTTGACACACCAACTCTTGACGCACTGTTAACAGGCCATAAAAAGCCTAAGAGTAAAGTCGTGAAGATAATTGAGAATCGGGAACAGCTTGACAGTCTATATACACAGTTAGACGATACAGTAGTGTCCGATCCGGAACAGTTCAGTGACACAAAGAAACTGCGACGTGATCTGGAAAACGAGCCGGAACAGGTACAAACCGCAGTATTAACACAGTTTTTACTGGGCAATGTATCGGCAATTTCCACTGATGTATATGTAGAGCAGATTCCAGAACCACAACCACCACAACCACAACAACAAAAGTATTTCACACAGGCACCATCAAAACGTGTATTAGATAGAGAAAAACTATCTGACAAGCACATGGCCATTCAACACAGCCAGCTTGGCGACTTTTCCGGTGCTGCTGACCTTTACGCAAAGATTCTCGACAAGAATTATCCCAACTGGAAAAAACAATTTCCAATGAATTTCAAGAGCAACGAGCAGATTCACCTTGAAGTAGCCTATAACTTTGCCACAAACCGTGAGGTTAAACGGCTTGAACTTGAAAAACAGTACGCTAAACATCAAGAGTACATTAACAGATCCGCAGAGCTGCTAAAAGAGTATCAGGAAAATTACAACAAACAGATATCCAAAATATCCAGAGAGCAGCCAGGCCTGAGTTATGAAGGTTTGATGTTTCAGGCAGAAAACGCCGCCAAGAAACAAATGCGTGGCGGAACCGGTGTACAAAGGTTTGTACACAGCCTTACACAGTATATTGGCGGTATCATTGATGTAGATCCGTCAAGATTAGCCGAATCAAACTTCCACACCACAAAAGTAGAACAGTTCTTATTGCCGCTGGCAGGCACACTATCCTCGCTATATATGGTTGGCGGTATAACAGGCGGGTCTGTGTTTGCACAAACAGCTAAGCTTATGCGACCTGGCAGTGCAGGCGGAAGGTTTGTAAGAACGTTAGAAATGTTGACCAAAGGCAAAGTAAAGGAAGAACGGTTGATCAATATGCTCTCAAGAGCTGCCAATGCAGGCACAAACTTCGGTGCAGCGGAAGCGATCCGCCAGGTAACGTCTGATCTGCCGTTGGAAGAGAAGGTTGCTGCAATTCTTACTGCAGCCGGATTTGGTCTGGGTCTTGGTGCTATTAGCGGAGGAATATCACAGCCGGGAGTAAGAATAACCACCGAAGGCTCGTATGGATATCTCACCAGCAAGTTAAGTGGTGCCAGCGATGAAGAGGCATTGGGAACAGCAGTTACGTTTATAGCTTTCGGTCTATTGAGTCGAGGTAATCTGAGTAAAGCGGACAGAGCCATAGCACTGCAAAGACTGCGTACAACAGCAGTTGAAGGGCTTACTAAGATAAACGCTCGCCACGTGGGCACAGGACGCAAGGCAATGACACCAGAACAGATAAACACTTTAGCAGATATTATGGTGTCTGATGCAGCAAGAACTTTAAGAGTAGATCCCAAAACCGGTGTAGCAGATATAGACCTGAATAATATACGTAGAGTTACGGACAAACTTATACGTGAGTTTGAAATAATTGATGCCGAAGCGAGAACCGGTCCACGTCGAAGAAAGGAAGCAGCAGACAAACGTTATGAGCTTATGCCGAAAGAACGACCGGAAACGCCCACCAGTGGCGAAGGCCAGCCATACGCACCGCAAGCAACAATACTGAGAAGTGGCGTACCGGCAGTAATTCCGAAAGAACCGATGCCAAAACCGCGACCGGTAGAAAAGGCACCACCGCCAAGAAAAGCCATAGAGCTGCCAAGTGAAAAGGCACGTTTACAAGGTCAGCTTGATGAGGTTGACAGGATGCTGGATCTCGGTATAACGGTGGAAGGTACACCGGCACACGAACAGCTATTGGCGGAAAAGAGTGATCTGGAAGCGAGGATGGGAGGAATCGAGGAAGTTGCACCACCAGCACCAGAGCCAGCACCAGAGCCAGCACCAGAGCAGGAAACGTTATTTGAGCCAGAGGAAGTCGAGGTTCCAGAAGTAAAGCCCGTAGAATCTGAATTAGAGACTGTTGAAGCTCCTGTCGAAGCACCAATAGAAAAGTGGTATAGAGGTGTTCATAGCGGAAATATAAATGCTAAAGAGAAATTTTATACAGTTGATAAAGATATAGCTGGTGACTTTGGCGAGGTGGAAAAAATTCCAAAAAATGAATTACCTAAAAATCCACTTGTCGTAGAAAACAAAGAAGCACTTGCAGAAGTAATAGGGTATAGTGGTGATCCAAGAGCAGAACCATTCACTGTGAAAACAAAATTTGATGGTATGGCTAAAAGATATGCTTTGGAGAAAGGATATGATGGGATTATTTATGAAGATGGTACATTTGGCAAAAGAGAACTCCACACTTTTGCTGAAGAAGCACCAGCAGTAGAAGCTCCAGTTGAAGCACCAGGTAAAGAACCCTGGCAGATGACACAGGAGGAGAATCGTGCTGAATTAACCAAAGTAACA